GTGGATGTTGGCAGAGAGCAAAATTGCCCTGAATGTAAGTCTTTTAACGTATTTACTCGTCAAAAGGAGCTAGATTAAGTGCTTTTTCTCGTTTTGCTACTTTTTCCTGCCAAGCCTTTCTTTGTGCTGGGGTTTGCCTACCCTTTTTTGGTGGCAAAACACCTACTTTCTCAGCTCTTTTTCTCCAACGCCTAGCCTCCCTACGTTTTTCATTCTTTTTATCTAAAGATTTTTTCTTTTGGGTTAGCTGTGTCTTTGTAACTGGTTTTTCAGGCACTTCTGGTCGCTGTGGAAACACCTCATAATCAGCATCTACAACCTCAACTTCCTTCATAT